AACAGATATAGTTTCTATATTTTCCATATAATATTTATATTCATTTTTTATTTCTTCTAATTCTTCATCTTCTTCTTCTTCTTCTTCTTCATTTTCATGTCTTTCTTTCTCTTCTAATAAGTTTTCTATATATTCAGTTTCATCTTCTATCTGTTTTAAATCCCATTTTTGTTCATCATTAAGAATTTCATCTGGTTGTATGATGTTAAATAAATTATAATTACTATCTAATGTTTTTCGTAATTCATCTTCATTTAATTTGTCTAATTCATCAGTATTTAGTCCTACATGCTTATTGTTGATTATAGTTCCACCAAACACATTATTCTTATTAGGTTTATACCCTAAACCCCCATTCCTATTAAATTCTATTTTTCTATAATGGTTATCTATGAACCCATCATTTATAATCATAATATCATCTAAAGTTGTAAAAGTTCCAAGTGTTCTAAACATTTATATATTAATATAATATGTAAATATTCTTTATATTTCATTTTTTAACATAAGTTTCATATTGTAAAGATGAACTACCCATATCTTTAAAGTCTTTATCAAGTTCTTTTTTCTTATCAATCATATCACCATATTTTCTTGTTAAATATTCATGTCTTAAGACATTAACACTTGCTTTCTTACCTAATATTTTATTTAATCTTTGGTTCAATTTGACATTTGTTAATGGATTGAGATTTACATCAAATAATAGAGTATTACTAGGATTTATTTTTATCCATTTGTTTATTATGGATTTTAACTCAGAAGGGATTTTAACTTTTTGTTGTCCATATGTTTTAGCGGTTTTATATGAATTAAATATGAATTCATCTTTATCTAAATAATTATTTTTCTCTTTATCAATATTTTTAATTTCAAAATTAACATAGTCTTTTGAACGTCTTGGTGGTATATAAACTCCACCAAAAAGACATATGATAATATAGTTTTGAATGTCTTGTAAATCATCAGATGTTAATGATATTTTTTTATATATTGTATTAGCATTTTTTTTTAAAGTATTTATTAGTTTATTTATTTCATCTTCATATACCCAATTATCTTTTTGATTATCAGTTTTTTCTTGTTTTGATATTTCCTTATTATAATTCTTTATATCATCTAACATCAATTCTCTATATTCTTTCTTATCACTAACAACTACTAAAGCGCTTAGTCTAGTTTTTCTCGCATTTGAAGGTAAGTCTTTTAATAAATTAATGATTTCTTTTGTATTATCAAAAACTTTAGGATTGAAAACATCTCCTTCAGGATTTAATAATTTATACATATTTTTTAATATGCTTTTATAAGTCATAAAAGAACTATCTGATAATGATGGTCGTTTTTCTTTTAATAAATTTATTATTTCAATATCCATATTATATAGATATTAATATTAACATATATTTAAATATAAATTATTCTTCGTCATCATCAGTATATACTTTAGGTCTTTTCTGTTTAGGTTTAGTTCTTGGTATATTCTTTAAGAATTCATCTAAATTATAGTAATCTAACCATCCTTTTCTATACTTTTCATTTCTTTTACATTTTCCACCTTTCATAATTAATGGTCTTAGTTCAACACTTACCGCATCATTATATATTGCTCCTAACTCATCTCTGTCTAAATCAACACCCCATTCATTTAATATAGCAGTTTGTTCTCTTTTAGAACCACCTAAATCAAGTATAACCATATAATTACAATTTTTTCTTATGAAAAGTTTAATATCATAATAAGATTGTGATAAAAATATAACTGAACAATTCTTTTTTCGTGCTCTCATATAGTATTTTTTAACATTATCCATATCTTTTGATAATACTAAGTCATCCCATACAACTAGATGGTTTTCATCTTTAGCCATATCATCAAGTTTAGGTGTATTAGTTATATTTTCAACAATCTTTATATTATCACTAACTGTTGATAACCAATTGTATAATGGTTCATCCTTATTACTTGTAATGATTGTTATATCAGAAAATGTCCCTTTACCATGACTAAAAACCTTTATAATATTCAATAAGAAATTAGTTTTACCACTACCACTTGGTGCTACTACACACATTCTAAATGGTAAATCAATATTATGTAGTTTATAATTATTATTAACTGCTTTATCTAAAAATTTTTCAGGTATTATATCATAAAAATTTATTATATCACTTCTGACCCCTTTAGGTGGTTGTTTCCTCAATTCTACCTTATCCTTTTTAACAACATCAATATAGTTCATTTTTATATTAGTAATTATATCATTATATATTTATATTGTATTTTTTAACTTATTTTTATACTATTTTCATAGGAATGAAGATTTAGACATAGCTTATGAAAAAATACTATTTACTTTTTATAATTTTCTTCTAAAATTGAAAAGTAAATTATATAGAAAAGTTTTGAAATAGAAATAGATTTTTTCATAAGCTATGTCAAATTATCTAATCCTATAACTTTTAACTTGAAAAAAAAATAAAAATGAAAAATTAAAATATGATATGTATTATAAACTCAATTTAAACAAAAAAATATATACTAATATATAAATGGCTCAATATTTACCACCTACTGAAAATCCACCTATTTTTGATACTCTTAATTTTAATCTTGGTAATATACCTTTAACCTATAATACTGCTATTCAATACTTTTTAACATATCCATATGCTCAAGGTACTGAAAACTTACAAGCAATAAATGTATCTGGTAATTCTACATTTTTAAATTCTATATCAATGATAGGTACATCTCAAGCTAATAGAACTATTAATAATACAAATTATAATTTAATAAGTCAAGATACAAATTTATTATCTGGTGTTATAAATGCTAATAATAATGATTTTATATATTCAAATACTAACACTAATGGAAAACATTCATTTTATGTTTCAAATGGAACAAATACTATTCGTCAATTATATAGTGATTATACAGGAACTTATTCATTATCACAACTAACTATGAATGGTTCTACCCAAGCTAGTAGAACCATCAATAATTCTAATTATAATATATATAGTCAAGATACTAATACATTATCAGGTAGTATATATTCTATAAGTAATAATATCAATATTATCAATAATACAAATAGTGCTACAGTTAATATATATGGTTATACACCTGGAGGTGTATTATATAATATAACTACATTTGATTATAATGGTATTCATTCTCATTTACCTGTAATTTTAGATAGTAATGTCGCTGCAAATAGAACTATTAATACTACATTCTATAATTTATATGACCAAATACTCAATACATATAATGGTAGAATTTATTCTTCAGGTGTTTTTACATTTTATGAAAATGCTATTACATCAGGTATTCATTCATTTTCAGTATTAAATGCTTCAGGTGTTCAAATAACACCATTAGTTATTAATGCTGCTGGTGGAACTATGACAGGAGTTCTTAGTATGACAAATGGAACTACTACTAATACTTTATCAAATACTACTTGGTCTGGGACATCAAATTCAATATTAACAGTTTCTGATAATTCAAGTGGTAATTATTATATACCTTTTAGTAAAACCAATGCTGGTGCTAGTACAACGTTATATTTAGATGATAGTACAACACCTTTAAATTATAATCCGGCAACTAATGTAATATCTGCATCTGCTACTAATATTAACACATCAACAGATAATACAAATGGAACTTATTATATACCTTTTAGTAAAACTACTGCTGGAATAGGAACTGCATTATTTTTAGATGATACTACAGGACCACTTACTTACAATCCATCTACTGGTGTATTAAGTGCTGCTACATTTTCAGGAACTCTTAATGGAACTGCTACTTTAACTAATAATACTACATTACCTACTACATTAACAACGCCAATCACTGGTCAATTAGGATATACGTTTTATAGTACTGCATCAAGTACAAGTATTACAACAAATATATTAAACTCTACAACTGCTGCTAATTTATTATTTACTACTTTAGGTGTAGGTGTTTGGGATATATCATTTCAAGGGACAGTTATAGGCTTTTCTGCTACACCTGCTTTGGTAACCAATGTTATGTTTGGTATATCAACAACATCAACTACATTTACATCACCAAGTGCTAACGTACTAGCAAATACATCTTTTAATGGAAATTATAACACATCAACATCAAGTGTTCTTAACGGTATAGGTATCCCATTTTTAAATGGTAATATAACAATTGTTTTAACCGCTGCAACTACATTATATTTAAATACATCTGCTATATATACAACTTCAACTGTTAAATTTTATGGATATTTAAGTGCAACTAGAATAGCTTAATTATATAAATCATATAAAACATATAAAAACATATTACTATATAAATAATTATATGATGATATGGTATAGTGAATTTAACGCGGTTTTTTTTATATCAATAGGAACTATTTTAATAAGTTTTTTTGGTTTGATAATCAAATATTGTTTAAAATCAAAATGTGAAAATATATCTGTATGTTGTGGATTATTGAATATTAAACGAAGAGTTGATTTAGAGGTTCAAGAAGAAATGGCAAGAATGGAAATGGGTAATACATCAGACGATGATGATGATAAGAAAGAAAAGAAAAATAAAAGACCATCTATTATAAAAGATGAACCAAAAGATGATAATAATAATATATAAAAAAAAATAAAAAATAAAATATTTTTCAGAGTAGTAATATATTATCTAAAGAAATATTAATATAAAATAATATTAAATGGATAAAGAACTTGATGATTTTAAGAATAATAAAGTGTATTTATGGGGTCTTACTAAAGCATCTGATAAACTATTAACAAAATATGATAAAGGAAATAGAAATCCAAGAACTCATAAAAATGAAAAAGAAGAAATTGAAGAAATTATAGATAAAAAAGAAAAGAAAAAAGAAAAGAAAATAACAAATGAATTTGATGAAACAAAAACATATGATATTGATGATTTAGAATGGTTAAATGAAGAGTATGATAAACTTGAAAAACTAATTGAAGAAAATGAAAATGATAATAAACTACAAGGAACTATGGATAAATTAGAAGAAATCATCATCAACTTGAGTGTAATGAGAAATGAGAGAGATGAGAATGAGAGAATATCTACTAGTGAAAAAAATAAAATAAAATGGGATAAAATAAATAAACTTGAAAAAGAATTAGATGATATGAGACAACAATATATTGAAAGTCATGGAAATGCTAAATATAAACCACTTATAGAAGACCTTGAAAATAGATTATCTTTAGAACATAAGAATATTATTAAAGGTGGTAAAATAGAGAAAGGTAGTGAACAAGCAAAAGAGATAGGTAAAAGATTA